CAGCACATAATTTTTCTTTGTTCCGCGATTCATAGGAAACTCAACGGCGAAATTATCATAGTGGAATTCACCGCCGAACACATCCGCAAGCTCCTTGAAAAACTCGCCGAGTGTTCCGGCTTTCGTCCAACCGATGTTTATTTTTGCTGTTTCCGTAATATTGGATGAAAAAGTAAAAAAGTTATCAAAATACAGCAACGGCTCAACGACCCCCCAATGCAGTGCCGGCGTGAGGGTTCCCTGCGCTTCGGAAGAAAACAAGTCCAGAATCATGTTGTTATTCGCGCAGTGCTTGATGTGCCGCCCTTTCACATTCAGCCGCCCGGCTTCGTCATATTCGCCGTCGTACAGCTCGAAAAACTGCGGAGGGTCAAACGGATTGGCAAGCACCGAAAGAAAGCGCTGGTTCCTGATTTCGCCGATTAATTCATCATTCGGCGAAAACGTCGCGGAAAGCGTGTAGTCGCCGTTGAGCCGTTCACTGGCGGTGCATTTTTCAACGTGTGTGATCCGTCCGATTGGCTTCATGCGGTCGGGAGAAGGTATCGGATTTGTCGATTCGAAAAGCAAGGGCAACATTATAACCGCCTCCAATTTGGTTTTACGAACAGTTGAAAACTGCCGGAGCTCAATCCATTTTGGCTGAATTTTACGATGTTTGAGCCCGGCGTTAAATTCGGCAGCTGCTGAAACGGCAAGTACGTCTTTTCTCCGTCCTCAATGCAATAAAATTGCCCCTGCACATTGTCAAAATAATAGTCTCCCGAGCCCTTTGTTGTTGAAAAAGTGACCGCGTTTCCGTTCACCGTAATGGTGACGTTCTCAACATTCTTGCGACTGTTGGAATAGCGGTAAACCGGCTCAGAGTCGTATTGCTCGGGATTGACAAGAGTGTTGTCGGCATTGCCGTTGTAGAATTCCGTTTCCTGCGTTCCTTCGTCGCTGTACCAATACGGCAGGCGAGAGAATTGCAGCGTTGCGGTGAGCATAGTCCGCAGCTCGCGCTCAATTTGGTTGAAGTTAGTCAGCACCGCCTGCGTAAAATAGCCGCTGTTCTCGGTGTCGCGGTATTCAAAATACCCGCCTTGCAACGGCGCAAGCCAGTCAATGACCGCCCGCGCCGCCTGCTGCGCCGTTTGTCCGTTCAAAAACGGCAGAAAGGCGATTTTTACCGAGAAATCAACATTTTCATAGCTGCCGCTGTCAATAAAATCATCGCCGGACTTGCCGTAGATTTTCTCGCGCTCCACGCGGCGCTTGGCAATGGTATGATACGGCTTTTCGGTGATTCTGCCGCCGAGACTGCGCAGCGAAACGCCGTTAAATGTGAAATCACGCATAGACATTATCAGCCCTCCGTACCTGGTCGGCGATTCCTTCCGAAACGCGCGTTACCAAATCATTCAAATCCCATTCGTCGTTGATACTGTCAACGGCAATGCTGACATTAAAATATTTTGTAATCTGATTGCCGCCGGAAAAGCCCGCGCCGCCTGCGCCTGCGTAGGCGTTAAAGCCCGCAAAGGAAGGATTTGCGGTAATATTCGCGTCAAAATCCGTGGGAATGGCGTTCTCCATGCTGCGGGCGACGTTTTTCATCTCATCGTCGAATCCCTCGCCGATACCGAGCGCCAAATTTTTACCGATTTGGTCGCGGAACAGTGTTGACGGCGAATGAATGCCGAAAAAGTTCTTGATACCGTCCACAATGCCGCCGAAAAAGCCGGTGATTTTCTCCCACAGCCACGCGCCCGCCTTGCTGATACCTTCCCACAGGCCCTCAATCAGCTTGATACCGATATTTGCGATGGCACTAATCAAGTGCATGAAGATTTCGGGCAGCTTTTCGATTAATTTAAAGACTAATTTTACCGCGCCTTCAACCAGCATGATAACGGTTTCGGGGTCGGTCAAAAAGTCGATAATGGCGTCGATAATCTGCGGCAGCGCGTCGATTAATGACGGAATTGCGCTCAAAATGCCGTCTAAAAGTGACATCAGAATGTTCATTCCGCTTGAAATAAGCTCTTTCCAGTCAATGGATTTTATCAAATTCACAACGGCTTTCACCAGATTGTCAACGATTGTGGGCAGGTTTTCGGCAATCATAGCGGCGATTTTCTCAACCGCGCCGAGAAACTGCTCCAAAAACTGCCCTAAATCAATGCTGCCGATATAATTTATCAGTTTATTGATTAACTGCGGGAATTTCTCGAGGAAGCTGTCGAGCAGTGAGCCCGCAACCTTCATCAGCGATTCAAGCAGCGTCGGCAATCCGTCGGTCATTAAGGTGTCGAGCAGCGAAAAGAGCGTGTCAAACAGCACCGGCAAAATCTCGGGCAGTGATTCGCTCAAAGAGGTGAGCAGCTCGGTGATTATATTCTGAAAAACGCCGAGCAAATCGGGAAACAGTTCAACCGCAATGTCACCGACAACGCCGAAAACCGTTTTTAATACTTCTGTTATTTGGGGAATAACATCTTTTGTTGATTTTACAATATCAAGCGCACCTGCTTTTAATGCAAGCGACGCTTTCTTTTTTGTACTTTCATCACCAGATAAAAGCCCTGTAAGACCATTCATTATTGACGTTAAGCCGGGCAAAAGTTCAGCGGTAATTCCGTCTTTTACGCCTTTAAATGTTCGCTTTAGCGTATCCATTGAATCGGTAAATCTCACCGAAGCGTCCACGGCTTCGTCCGACATTATAAAGCCTAATTCATGAGCCTTGTCTTTCAGGTCCTGCGTTGCTTCGGCGGTCTGGTTGAGCAGCGGCGCAAGGTTTTGACCCGATTTACCAAAAATTGTGTTCGCCAATGCGGCGCGTTCGGTTCCGTCCTCCATCTCTTGCATGCGCTTGATGGTAAGGGCAAAAATATCCTCGCGAGACATTTCGGACAATTCCTTAGTGGAAATCCCCAGCTTTTCAAAGCTTTTTGCTGCGGCGTCGTTGCCGGAGGTTGCCTTATCCACCAAATTTGTCAGCGATTTAAAGCCTGCTCCCATGCTCTCAATATCCGCGCCGGATTGACTGAGAACATAGTCCCATTCCTGATAGGCTTCGGCGGACATGCCCAGCTTTTGCGACATCTTGTCGATAGTGTCGCCCGACGCGGCGGTTTCGTTTGCCATATCCCAGATTTTCTTTCCGGCGGCAACAGCACCGGCACCGATGGCAGCGGTCGCCGCCGCCATTGCCTTGCCGACACCCTTTAAGATTTCACCGATTTTTTGAAATTTGTCGCCCGCCTTTTCAGTTTCCTTTCCGGTTTCTTTGACTTCATCACCGAATTTGTCAACGGCTTTTTCGGCGGTTCCGAATTCTGAGGACGTTTTTTTGATTTCATCCTCGTTATTCTTCAGCTCGCGCTCCATGCCGTTTAATGCGGCTTCGGCGTTATTGAGCTGGATTCTCCACGCATTGGTGCGCTTGTCGTTTTCGCCGAAGGACTCCGCCGCGTTTTCAAGGGCTGATTTCAATGTGGCAATCTTGCCTTTCTGCGCGTCAATCTGCTTGTTCAGGGCTTCATTCCGCGCTGCGAGCGCTTCTACAGAATTATCGTTCTTGTCAAATTGCGACTGCACCAGCTTCATCTCAGAGCCGAGCAGCTTGAACGTCTGGTTGATTTCCGACAATGACCGCTTAAATTCCTTTTCACCCTCAGCACCGAATTTAATACCGATTCCTGACATACGCTCACCTCCTTAAATCCCCGCGGGGATAATGTCGTCAATGGTTTTTTCCTCATATGGCTTTGCCATGCCGTAATATTGCCGGTGACACTCAAACAAATCGAGCAGCAAGCCGTAGGGCATGAGCCAAATTTCTTCCTGTGTTAAATGAAGATGCGCCAATCCAAAATAGAGAAGCCGGGTAAACAGTTCTTCACTGCTTACCCGACTGCCGCGTTTTTTGGGCTTTCCTCACTCTTCACGTTGCGGGTAGCGCCCTTTTGCAATGCTTCAAGAATGGCGCCCTTGTACTCGGCGAAATCGGCGGGAGAGGTCAAAATTTCAATTTCTTCGGGCTTAAAAATCGGGACGTATTCCTCGCCGCGCGTTCTACGCTTGAAATTTTCCACCGCGATTCCCTGATTGATAAGCAGGGTCAAAAGCCACACAAGCTCATCTATGACCTCTTCGAAGTTCTTAGACTGTGAGAGCCTGTCGCCGAGCTTACCCAAGCCGCCGTATCTGCTGTTAATCTCCTTTGTCGCTTTTGTGGTAAGAATCATTTCATATTCTTCACCGCAAAGAGTAATCATTGCGCCGCGCTCACTCATTAGGGATTACCTCCGTTTGTCTGCTTCGGGTTTGTCTGTCCCGCGTATGACGGCTCATAAACCGCGCTGAACCAGTTTGTAATGGTTGCCGCCGCTACGCCGGTGTCGCCCTCGGTAACTTCCGTTTTCCACGGGTGCTTGTCCTGCGCGTCGGGCTTGTTGCGGCGCAGCACGGTACCTTCAATGGTGGGAGTGTTAAAGGTGATGGATTCGCCCTTTGTCTGCAAATTGACGGCGGGAATGCCGAACTGCACGCGGTAAAGCCAAAAATAGCGGTATTTTCCGTTGGGCTTTTTGGCGCGAAAACCAATTGCTACAGGAGATGGCATGTCCTCGGTGCGGGACACCAAAACACCGTTAGAGTCCACCGTTGCGCCGGCCAGCTCCGCGGCATTAGCCGTGCCAATATCGTTGACATTGAGCGAAATCGAACCGCTCTGAAATTCCTTGACGGACACATCGGCGCCGTCGTCGGCATAAAGAATCGCTTCCGCGAGATTGACGGTCAAGTCCATCTGAATTGCCTTTGCAAGCACCTGCGGGGTGCCGTAGGTTTCAACTCCGTCGGAATCCTCGGTGATGGTTGATTTATACAGTTTGTCAAGACCAATTGTTGCCATTATTCTTCCTCCGTTTCATAAAAATGGGCTACGTCCACATTGTAGTGATAGTAGCCTGTGTCTGTTTCGTATTCTATGAATTGCCGCGCCGTGACGGTCATTCCCGCCGCCAGAATCGCGCGTACAACTTGATTTTTTATGCTTTGATAATTGCTTTTTGCAAAAATGGAAATCCGCGCTTCCTGCACGTCCGCAAGCGGATTGTCGTCGGCGTAATGCTCGAATTCATCAATCAGCGGCACAATGACAAGGTACTCGTCAGGCGCTTTGTTCGTGAAAACGCCTGTTTCGTTGGGAATGCCGAGCGGGTTGAGAATTGTTTGCAAATCTTCGAGAATATTCACAGCTTGTCAACCTCCTTGTCAAGTACCTCCTGCGCCTTTTGCTCAAACAGCTTTTTACTCTGCGTTTTTGAGCGTTTCAGCCAAGGGCGCGGCGGCTGTCCGTGCTTGCCGTATTCCAGTACGTTCGCAATCATGGCGTTGGTCGCCGTGTAATAACTGCGCTTGCCCTTTGCGACGGTCTGCACGCGGCGCGGTTCGTTAAAACCGATTTTGACGTTGGTTTTTCCTTCGCTGTCCACTTTTGCGGGCGAAGTGCCGAGGGACGCGACAAGCTCGCCTGTTGTGCGGCTTTTCTCTTTGGTGTTGCCAATCGCGCTTTCCAAATTCTTCCGCACGGCGGGCAGAGCAGCCTGTGCGCCCGCTTCCATTGCCTTGCCGAGAATTTCGTCGGTGCGCTTGCCGAGCCTGTCAATTTTCTTCTGCAATTCGTCGTCAAACGTAATCAGCACCGAGCGTTTGATTTTAGCCAAGAACGCTCACCGCCCTTTCCGCGTACATTTCAAGGTACATGCCGCGTTCCTTGACGTCCTCAACCGACAGAATTTTATACCACACATTTTTGTAATAGATATAAAAGCCCGGTTCTACGTTTGAAGCGGATTTTGCGCGAATCACAAAGCGGTCGGTCGCTTCGCTGAACGCCGCCAAATTCGCCCATCTGTAGGAGCTGTGGCGCTGCTCGTGATAGCAGCGGACATTAGCGATAATTGCGTCATTTTCAACCTTAAAGCCCGCGCTGTCCTTTGAAATTGTGCGTTTGATAATCTGCGCAAAGCCGTTCAGTTTGCCAAAACTCACGCTTACACCTTCCAATCCCTGTCGAGCCGCAAAAGCGCGTCAACCGCCTTTGTGACCTGCTCACTCGCCTGCGTGCTGTCGGCAAAAAAGCCGCCTGTGCTGCCGTCGCGCGACTCGTAGTAATGCGACGCAAGCATAATGACCGCCTGCTCGGTGCAGGGCGACATTTCGCAGCCGTTGGAATAGAAGTCCATGCCGACATGCTGATAACTCTCGGCATAGTTGACGGCGGCGGCAATGCACCGCGAAATCAAGTCATCGTCGTTGTTATAATCTATCAGCAGATTTTGCTTTACTTTTTCCAAAAGCGTCACTGCCGCCGCCTCCTTTCACAAAATTAAGCCTTGGTTTTGAGCACCTTGATGGCTTCGGACGCGAGAATACCGCGGCCGTCCATGCGGGCATTGCCGCGAAAACCGATTTTGCCGTTGGCGGCGTAGAGCTGGTCGAGAATCTTAAACTCAAAACCGCTGCGGTCGGCAATCTTGTAGCCCGCGTTAAAATCGCCGAAAGCAATGACGGCTTTGTTTGCCGCAAGAGTCGGGATGTTTTCAGAGGTGCGCAGCGGCCTGCCGAGAATAGTGTCGGGTGCGCCGTTGAATCCGGGCGCCCACAGATATTCGCCGGTGCCTTGCGCTTTCAGCTTGCGGACAGCGGCAACGGTGGCGTCATTCATAGCCCACGTTGCGCTCATTCTGTAGGGCTCTTTCAGCGAATAGTAAAGGTCAATGAGCTCGTCCGCAGTCACAGCAGCGGTGCCGGCTGCGGTTACGCCAACGCCTGCCGCTGTCAAAACGCCCTGGGGCTGCGCGGTGCCGGTGCCTGTCCATAAATGCGCCGCGGCACCCTTGCCGATAGCGCGGCCAAGGCTCTGCGCACAGTAGGTGTAAATGTCAAAGACAGAATCGGCGATAAGCTCGTCGGTCGCCTTGATGATTCTGCCGTACTTGTAGGCATGAAATACCACTACGCCGAATTTATCGTCATTGTCGGGATATGCCGCACCCTCAGAAATGATAGAAGCGGCACCGCGATCAGCCACAAACGGCACATTCTTTTCGAGCGCGCCCAGGGTGATTCTGCCTGCAAGCTCGAAGATGGGGTCAGTCTTATCGCGTACCTCATAGAGAACGCGCTCAAATTCGGTGGGCACCAGATAACCGCCATCGGCGGCAACAGATTCCTGCAAATCGTTGCGGGCTCCCTTGGTGCGGATGTAGTCCTCGAACTTTGCCTTATATTCGTCGGTCGCTCTGAGGTCGGCTGCCGGCTTGCCGCCGCTCATGCCGTCAATAATGCGGCTGTTGGCGGGCTTGCCGAGTTCTTCCTCTCTGCGCTGTCTGTCCTCGGCACGACGCACATCGGCGTCATACTTGTCCATTTCCTTCTCATAGTTGCCGTAGGTTGCGGCGTCGTCGGCGGAAAGGTGGCCGTTTTTGTCCTCGTGCGAGTCAAGGAAATTCTTCATCTTTTCCCAGTGTTCCGCACGCTTCTGTCTCAGTTCATTCAGTGTCATTTGTCATTCCTCCTAAGGTTAAAATTTTAAAAGTCTTTCATACAGCGCGTTTCTCAGGTCGCTGACCTTCGCGCCGTCGGGTTTTTGCGCTTTTTCGGAAATTTTATTAGTGAAATTTCGCGCAACGGACATCGCAGAGAATGCGTAAGCCTGCGCGCCGTCGCTGCCGGTTTCTTCGTCGGCAAAGCCAAACTCGACCGCCTTTTTGGCATTCATCCATGTTTCTTCTTCCATCATTTTGGAAAGCTGCTTGCGAGAAATGCCGGTTTTGATTTCGTAGGCGTTGATAATGCTTTCTTTCACCTCGTCGAGCATGGAAACGGCGCGCTCCAAATCAACATGGTCGCCCCATGCAACAGTTGACGGATTGTGAATCATCATCATTGCGGTGGGAACCATCTGCACGGTGTCGCCCGCCATAGCCACAACGGACGCCGCCGACGCCGCCAAGCCGTCAATCTTGACCGTCACCTTGCCGGGATAGTCTCGGAGCATTGCATAAATGCGGCTTGCAGCCACACAGTCACCGCCGGGCGAATTAATCATCACGGTAATGTCGCCGCTTTCTTTCATCAGCTCCGCGCGAAATTCTTCCGGCGTTACATCGTCGTTATACCAGCCTTCCTCCGCGATGGTGCCGTTCAGCTCTAAAACGCGGTTCTCGTCCGCACTGTTTTTAAAATTCCAAAATTTTCTCATACCTCGTTGCCCTCCTTCCTGCGTTATTCAGAAAACGCGCCCGCCTTGTCGAGCGGGAGCATATTGCCGTTGACAAGATACAGATTGCCGCCGAGCTCGTCGGGAATCATGTCCATATCTTCAAGCCCGCGAATATCGTTAGCGTTAAGCCAACCGTTTTGACGTCCTACAGCGTAGCCGTTCATGCGGCTGACATAATCACCGCGGAGAAGGCCGTCAACGTTGAATTTCCAAAAGTATTTTTTCTTATCGTCACCCCGCAGCAGGCTGCGCTTCATTCCCTGCTCCCAGCGGCACACCCACGAATCAAGCGTGTATTTCACAAATTCAAGCGACATTTGCTCAATATTGTTAAAGCTCGATTTTTCCAAATCGCCCACCATATGCGGCGGCATACGGAAAATGCGGCAAATCTCATTGACCTGAAATTTTCGGCTTTCCAAAAATTGTGCCTGGTCGGGCGGAATAGAAATCGGGTGATATTTCAAGCCCTCCTCCAGCACGGCGGTTTTGTTTGAGTTGCCGCTGCCGCCGAAATTCCTTTGCCATTCGTTACGCAGCTTTTCGGGGTCTTTGATTGTGCCGGGATGTTCCAGAACGCCGCTCGGCTGTGCGCCATTCGCAAAAAACTTGGCGCCGTATTCCTCGGTTGCCATTGCAAGCCCCAGCGCGTTTTTCGCCATAGCAATCGGTGAAAAGCCCACCAATCCGTTAAAGCCCAAGCCGGGAATGTGCAGCACTTCCTCGCCGCTCAGGTTGACCGTTTTCCGCTCACCGGGCTTTGAATCGCTTGGAGTATATGTGTATTGGTAAACCAGCTTGCCGCTTGAATCACGCAGCACGTTCATTTGCGTCGGCATGAGCGGATAGAGCGCCATCACCTGCCCGCGATTGTCAAAAATCTTTTGCGCATAGGCGTTGCCGGATAGCAGCAGGTGCGTCATCAGCGTTTCACGAAAAGTGAAGGACGACATTTCGGGGTTCGGCTCGTCATGCAAAAGATAGTAGAGAGGATGGTCAACCGCCTTTTCCTTGCCGCTGTCTGTATAGCGGTACAAGTGAAGCGGCAGCCCCGCGATTGCTTCCGAGATAATGCGTACACACGCATATACCGTCGTGAGCTGCATTGCGTTTTGCTCTGTGACAATCTTTCCCGCGCTGGTGCGCCCCAACTGTTGGAGCATAACCGCGCCGGGCCCGGTGATGTCGTTTCTCAATGACTGCCTGCTCAGCCGTTCATCACGCATTTGTTTGAGCATACGTTCAAGCTGTGTGGTGTCAACCGAGGGCTTGTCTCTTGTGCGGTTCTGATTCATTTGCTTTTTCCTCCTACAAAACAAGGAGCCCGCGGTCGTCATAAACCGAAGCTCCTTCGTCATTGCCTTTTAAAATTGCTCTTGACAGCGCCATGATCATTGCCACAACGCCGTCGATTTTCTCACTTGATTTTTCCTTGTCGGGTTTGATGTTGCCCGCCGGGTCTTTGCGAACAACCACATTGTCCATCATCCAATTGAGTACCGGGTGACCGCCGTGCGCAATGCGCTGACTGAGCACCAGATTATACAGTTCCTTTGTCGGCGGCGACATATCCTTGAAGCCCTGGCCGAACCGCGCCACGGTAAAGCCCATACCTTCAAGCACCTGCACCGTTTCGGTTGCGCCCCAACGGTCGAACGCTATCTCACGAATATTGAAGCGTTCACCCAGCTTTTCGATAAACTGCTCAATGTAGCCATAGTGAATCACATCGCCCTCGGTCGTTTCCAGATAGCCCTGCCGGTGCCATATGTCATACGGCACATGGTCGCGCTTGACGCGCATTGTCATATTGTCCTCGGGAATCCAGAAAAACGGCAGCACGATGTATTTGTCAGCTTCGTTGCGCGGTGGAAACACCAGCACAAACGCCGTAATGTCGCCGGTGCTAGACAAGTCCAAACCGCCGTAGCACACACGCCCTTCCAGTTCCTTTGGAACAACCGGGAACGCGCAGGCTTCCCACTTTTTCATCGGCATCCAGCGGACAGTCTGTTTGACCCATTGATTGAGCCTTAGTTGTCGGAAAGAATTTTCCTCAGCGGGGTTTTGCTTTGCGGAATCACAAGCCGCCTGCACCTTGCTAATGTCTACGGTGATACCGAGGGAAGGGTTTGCCTTATACCATGTTTTGGGGTCTGTCCAGTCGTCGCTTTCATCCGCACCGAAAATCACCGGATAAAATGTCGGGTTAACTTTTCGCCCCGCAAGAATATCTTTTGCCTTTTGGTGGGTCTCATAACAAATCGAATGTGTGTTGTCGCCTGCTGTTGTGATGAAGAAATACAACGGCTGTTCCCGCGCGTCGCCGCTGCCCTGCGTCATAACGTCAAATAGCTCGCGGTTGGGTTGTGTGTGCAGCTCGTCAAACACAACCGCCGACACATTAAAGCCGTGCTTTGTCTTTGAATCTGCCGACAACACTTGATAGCGGGAATTTGTCGGCGTGTATGTCATCATCTTTTTTGAAACGTTGAACTTAATGCGCTTTTGCAAGGCGGGGCAAAGATTTACCATATCCTTGGCAACATCAAACACAATGCTCGCCTGATTAGTATCGGCTCCACAGCCGCAAACCTCGGCGCGCTGCTCGCCGTCGGCGCATAGCTGTTTCAGCGCAACTGCCGCCGCAAGCTCCGATTTTCCCATCTTTTTGGGAATTTCAATATAAGCAGTCGTGAATTGCCGCTTTCCGTCGGGCTTGACAATGCCGTAAATATCTCTAATAATCTGCTCTTGCCACGGTAAAAGGGCAAACGGCTTTTTAAACCATTTGCCCTTTGTGTGTCGTAGTTTTTGAATGAAATTGACTGCGCGGTCGGCTTTTTCCTTGTCGTAATGAGAATCGGGCAGCATAAAAGGCGTCGGTTTGTACTCAAACATACAACCGCCGCCTAATCGAGCATATCTTCCATATCATCAGTTTCTGCTTCCGCCTCGCCGTCCTTGATTGCCGTCCAAATCGAATACCAATAGTTGTGCGCCTGCTTTGAATAGGTGTTTGAAACATCAACCAAAGGCGATTTACACGGCGCGCCTGTTGTCGGGTGCTCGGCGGTAAAGCCCTCTTTTGAAATCTGCTCCTCCACCTGCACCCACCGGCTGAAGGTGACGGCAAACAGCTCAACCAATTCCTTCGGTACACGGTTCTCCGCGCCGTTTTCTTTTGCGAATTTGAAAACGCTGTAATACACGCCCTCGGCAGCTGCCAAAGAAAACTCTCCCGGCGCATCGTACAAAGTCCGGTTAAACTGCGGAAAGCTGCCGCGTTCTTCTTCAGTGACAGATATTGAATTAATAATCGTTTCAGGCGTTTCGGGCTTTTGCTTTTTCTTGCGCCCTGCGCCAACGCGCGCACCGCCGCGCCGCGTTCCGTCCTTTGCCATGCGTTTTCACCTCTTTGATTGATTTGATTTCGTTTGAAATGTTTGATTAATTTGATTTATTTGAATTTGTTTGATTTTTATTTGAAAAAATATAATGGTATGCGCTATATACCTGTTTGAAATACGGCATAATGCGTATGAAAG